ATGTCTCCCAGTCGCAGCCGGTGTCCGATCAGGCAGCGTCCTCCGAGTCACAGCCGGTCGCCGACTGACATTGATTCTTCCCGCACCGGGCTTTTGATTCCTTTCACCGGTGCGGGATTTTCCCTTCTTCTCTCGCCGAAAGGAACACTGATTTTTTTGAAAGGATTGAACAATGACCGACAACAAGAAGCGTAAGGTCCGCAGCCTCAAGGCCGTGAAGGCGAAGTATCTTGAATCCCACCCGAAGATTCGGGAGTGGATCGAGTTCACCATCGACGACGAGCCGGACGCGAAGGAATTCCGCATCCACGCTCCAATTTTCCAGTCGAATGAGGAGAAGAAGGCATTCGCGAAGGCGCAGGAGTCCGACGACCAGTTCGACTTGGCGAAAGCGCTGCTCGGCGCCCAGTGGGATGATTTCATCGAGGCCGGCGGACAGATCAGCCTGCTTTTCCTCCTGCTCGACGACGCGGCCGATGAAGTGCATGAGACGGACAGCGAGGGAAACCCTACAACGCTTTAGAGCTCCTTGACGGCGATGGTCACGCGGAGGAATTGGAGGCCGCGTTATGCGCGGTCTACGCGCCGCGTGACCCCATCCAAGAGTTCTGGCAACGCAAGATCAGTCTCCGCGCATTGCATGCGCTGATAATCCACATGCCGCCGGACAACGTCTTCTTTCGTGCTTTGGCTGGTGATGGCTGGAGTGAGTCGGAATGGCTGTTGCACGATTTGGGCGACATGCTCCGTGACATCCAGCTAACCATCACCCAGTGCGCTCCATTTGTGGAGCATCCCCTTGAAGAGGATGACATCAGGCCTCGCACCAAGCCTCCGGCTGTCGTGGTGGCTGAGTCCAAACGCGAACAGTCGTCTGTCGACAGCAAGGCCTTACACGCGCAGGAGCGGAGCGAGCTCATGGCGCTTGTCATGGGCGATCAATCGAAAAACTGAACAGTGAGGTGGTCTCATGGCCGGCACAGCCGCATGGATCGATGTGCTCCCGAATCTGAGCGCTTTCGGCACGAAGCTCAACAGTGGTGTGACGGCCGCGGCCACCTCCGCAGGACGGAATGCCGGCAAGAAATTCTCCGACGCCATGAATCAGGCCGCTGGCCGTGACGTGCTGTCAGAGCAGGTCAAGAGCCTGCAGCAGGCTGAGAAGAAGGCCGCGCAGGCGGTCAGCCAGTGCACGTCGCAGATCGCGAAGGCGCGCGACGAGCAGAAAAGCGCCGACCTGCGTGTGCAGGCCGCCGAAGTCAAACTGCAGGAAACCATCGTCAAAAGCGGACAATCCTCCTCACAGGCCATCAACGCCCAAGCACGACTCAACGACGCAAGGAGCAAGGCGAGGCAGAAGACCGAAGCCGTCACATCGGCTGAGGAACAACTCAAAGCCGCCAGCAAAGGTCTGAAGGAGACTCAGACGCAGCTCCACGACGCTCAGACGAATCTGAACGCGAGCACTTCCAAGCAGTCGGGATTTTTCGCGTCCGCCGCGGCATCGGCGCGCAATGCCATCAATTCCTTCCGTAGCATGCAATCAAGCGTCACTACCACTGCCGCAAGGGGCGTCGGAGATTCCGAACGCTTCTTCACCGCGTGGGGAGCCGCGAAGTTCGGAGCCATCAGCGGGTTCGCGCAGTCGGCATTCAGCAAAGTCTCAAACATCATCACTAGCAATGTGGAAGGCGCCATTAAACGCGCCGACACGATGAACAATTTCCCCAAAGTCATGAAGAATTTGGGGTACGACTCGAATGACGCTGCCGCAGCCATCAAACGCATCAGCGCCAGCATCGACGGCCTGCCGACCACCACATCAAGCATGATCGGCATGGTCCAGCAGCTTGCTCCGTTGACCAAGAATCTGGACGAGGCCACCAGCATCGCATTGGCGTTCAACAATGCCGTCCTGGCCGGCGGCAAAGACACAGTGCTGCAGGCCGACGCCATCGAACAGTACAACCAGATGTTGAGCGCGAACAAGGTCGATGCCGCCGCATGGCGAAGTGTCGTCAATGCAATGCCTGGCCAGATGAACCAATTGGCCAAGAGCATCCTTGGCGCAAACGCGAAGCAGAACGACCTGTATGAGGCGATGAAGGGTGGCAAGGTCACCTTCGAGGACTTCAATAAGGCGCTCGTCAAGCTCAATAAGGACGGCTACGGGCCGTACGCATCATTTACGACGCAGGCAAAAGACGCCACACAGGGCATCGGCACCGCTATGGAGAACGCGAAGAACCGCGTCCAGAAGGCCATCGAGAAGATTATCGAGGCGTTCGGTGTCGACCGCATCAGCGGCGTCATTAACAGCTTTACGGCGAAATTCGGAGATGTCGGCTCGGCTGTGGCCAAGGCGGTCTCCGGATCATTGGAATTCGTTGAGACCGGCAAAGTCAACGAAAAATTGGCTGAATCTTTCCACATCGACAAGAAGTCGTATGCGGGCATCGAAGACGCTTACCAGCGGATTCGGTGGGGGTATAAAGGTCTCACCGATTTCATCAAGACCGGTGAATTCTCGTACGAGTTCAACCGTGCCTTCGAGAACGCAGACCGCCAGACACTCATCGACTTCAAAGACAGCCTCCTCGGCATCCGCGACTCCGCCAGCGAGGTGCTGAAGAACCTTCCCGGATTGGGTGAATTTTTCAACACCCCGAAGGATGGCGACAAGTCGAACTTGAACAAGGCCTTGAAAGCCGCCAATGTGGCGCTTGCTGGTCTGAAGCCACTGCTCGACCTGCTCGCATCAATCGAGAAGGCGTGGAACGGTCTGTCCGCTGACCAGCAGGGCACCATCTTCGATACGGCCATCTACCTGTGGTTAGGTAGTAAAGGCTTCAGGATACTGAAGAACATCTTCGGTGTCGCCAAGGATATCGGCAAAGGCTTCGGCATCGCCGGAAAAGGCATCAAGACCGCTGGCAACGCGCTGAAATCGTTCGGCAAGTTCCTCGGCGGGCTGAAGGCTCCGAAATGGCTGTCAAAGCTTACCGTCGGCAAGGTTGGAATCGCAGCCGGTGGAACCGCAATGCTTTCAGCTGCGAAGAACATCGAAAAAGGCACTCCCAAGTGGGCATGGAGTCAACTGAACAAAATTCCCGGTTTCAGCGAGGGCGACAAGTCATACGCCGACTACCAGAAACGGTACAAGGCCGCACAGGAAAACAACAAGTTCCTCGGAATCAAGAACTCCACATGGGAACACAACCTGAATCCGCTGAACTGGCCATCAATGGCCGTGGGTGCCGCGAAAACCGGAATGAACAAACTCGGAAGCCTTCGAAAGAAAGCCGACGAGCAGGGGTTCGCAGGTAATACCGGTTCCGCGCAAGCTTCGATGAGCTCCGGCCAACGCGATGCCGGAGTCAAGGCTTGGAACGGCATCAAAGGCGCGTTCTCCGAGGCAGGGCAGGCGCAGGCCGACAATACGGCAGCGCAGGTCAAAGCCCAGCAGGACACTCTTGCCGGCATCAAGAAGGCATGGGGCGACGCCGGCGATTGGATCAACACCAATTGGTGCGACCTGATGGTCAAGATCCAGTCGAAGTTCGACGGCGCGGCCCAATGGGTCGAGGACCGTTGGGACGGCGTCAAGGACTGGTTTGGAGGAACCGGCCAGAAGATAGGCGACTTCTTCTCCGGAATTCCATCAACGGTCGGAGGCTGGTTCGACCAGGCAGGCCAATGGGTGCAGTCCAAATGGCAGGTGGTCGTTGACTGGTTGGGATTGACTCCGACCACGATAATCGACTTCTTCTCCGGAATCCCCGACGCGATTAGCGGTTTCTTCGGTTCCGCTGGCGATTGGATTCAGCAGAAATGGCAGGTGCTGGTCGACTGGCTGGGACTCACCCCGACATCGATAATCGATTTCTTCATCGGAATCCCCGACATGTTCGCCGGCATATTCCAGTCGGCGAAGGACCGTATCGCCGGCATCTTCGGAAGCGTCGGCGCATGGTTCGACAACAACGTCAAATCTCCGATATCCAATGCCGTCAACGCCATCGGCCAGACGTTCCAGTCCACCAAGGATTGGATCAAGAGCAGTTGGGACCAGGTCAAGGAGGCCGCTAAGGCTCCGGTGGCCTTCGTCGTCAACACCGTCTACACGAACGGCATCAAAAAGGTCTGGGATTCGGTCGCCGGCGCCGTCGGACTGAAACTCTCCCTGCCCGAGGTGAAGTTCGCCGCAGGCGGCATGGCCGGAGGAATCAACCCCGGCTACGCTCCTGGAGTCGACTCCATTCCGGCCATGACCTCGCCGGGTGAGGCGTGGATGGTGCCGGAATGGACTAAGGCCGTCGGCGCGGAGAACGTCTACCGCTGGAACGCTTTGGCTCGCCACCATGGCGTGCAGGCCGTCCGTGAGGATATGGGTCTTGATGGCGTCCAACGCTTCGCCAAAGGCGGCATTGCCTCCAAGATTGGCAATGCGGTGTCCGGAGCGAAGAAATTCATCGAGGATTTGTCCCAGACAGCTCAGGCCTTTGTGAAGAATCCTGTGGATTGGGTCACGTCGAAGATTCTCACGCCTGTGAAATCGCAGGTGGCGGGAATCAGCGGCGGCCAGTTCGGCCAGATGGTCGGCAGACTGCCGGTGAGTGCCGCTACGGCTCTTGTCGACAAGGTCAAGTCGATGGCGTCCGACCTGGCATCCAAGTGGACCAGCAAATCCGAGGCGGGCCAATATCATGGTTCGGTCGGTGGCGGCGTGGAACGCTGGAGGAGCCTAGTCCTGCAGGTGCTCAAGGAATTGGGCCAGCCAGCAAGCTGGGCCGACACCGTGCTACGCCGAATGAATCAGGAGTCCGGCGGCAATCCTAACGCCATCAACAACTGGGATTCCAACGCCAAAGCGGGTATGCCGTCGCAGGGCCTGATGCAGACCATTCCTGGCACATTCAATGCCTATGCGGGGCCGTACCGCTCGCGTGGCATCACCGACCCGCTCGCCAACATCTATGCCGGCTGCAATTACGCGATCCATCGGTATGGGTCGTTGGCCGGAATGAATCGTGCGGGCGGCTACGCGCTCGGCGGCATCGTGATCGCAGGTCTCCTC